AGTTGACCAGCAAAGTGCGCAATCAATGAGAAGAAATTTAGCAAACACTCAAGGTTTATTAAGTTACAGAGTAACACCAAGTTTTGTTACGGATGGCAGTTTACCTATTGTCGGTGAAATAATGAATCAAACAGAGGCACTAGCATTAATGGCAACGAGTGATTGGAGTACACCAGATCCAGAATGAGAACTTTAGTAGCCAAGTTAGATAAACCTAGAAAAAAACGTAGAGGGGTGCATAGCAAAAATGCTAGTAAAAGCCAAGTAGGCTATAAAAAAGAGTATCGTGGACAAGGTAAATAATTTAAAGATGGATGACCATAATTTATTATTAGCATTAGCTGGTATAATATCAGCATTTGGAATTAAAGAAATCTGGGCAATAGTAAAACAGAAGATTGATATTGGTGCTAAAAAAGATGAACGTGAAGAAAGTTTATATACTAAACAAATTGAAATACTTACTAATAAAATTACACAATTAGAAACAAAGATTGAATTACTTATTGAAGAAAACATTCAACTAAGAGTTAAAGTTGTTAAGATGGAAGCACGTTTAATAAATAGTGCAAAAAAAAAAGTAAATAAAAAAAATAATGCGAGAAATTAAAGAAATACACATTCATTGCACAGCCACTAGAGAAGGTCATGCTATTACAGCAGATGAGATTAGAAAATGGCACAAGGCAAGAGGATGGTCAGACATTGGCTATCATTATATAATAGGTTTTCAGCAAATAGAATTTGGCAGACCATTGCACAGGATTCCAGCTAGTGCAAAAGGACATAATAAATCAAGTGCTGCACTTGCATACGTTGGGGGTTTAGATGCAAACGGAAAAGCTAAAGACACTAGAACACCAAGACAAAAAGAACTTTTAATAAAAATTATAAAGCAGTTAAAAGCTAAATATCCCAAAGCAAAGATTCATGGGCATAGGGATTTAAGTGTAGACAGAGATGGAGATGGAGTTGAGAAGCATGAGTTTATGAAAATGTGTCCATGTTTCGATGCTGAAGTAGAATACATGGATTATCAACCAAAAGGATTTGTTCCAAAAAGTAAAGTAGGAAAAGATGAAAAAGCTAAAAGAAACAAAGCTAGGTCAAACTCTAAAGAAAGTAGCTCCACAAGTTCTTGATTTAGTAGGTTCTATATTACCAGATCAAGGTGCTTTAGGAATCGTAAAAAACTTAATTGACAAAGATGAAACTATTGATCCAGCCACTAAACAAATGCTGCATGAACAAGTTGTAGAAACCTATAAGTTAGAAGTAGCAGATCGTGATTCAGCAAGAAAACGTGAAGTTGATATTAGTAAAGCTGGGGGTAATGACTGGATGATGAATCTAACAGGTGTTGTAGGTTTAGTATGTTTTATTTTCATAGTTTATTCAGTTGTGTATATACCAGAAGTACTACACAATGAATTATTTGTGCATTTAATGGGGATGGTAGAAGGCGTAGTGATAGGAAACATTTTTGCATACTACTATGGCACAAGCTCAAAAAAATAATGAAAAAATTCAGCGAGTTATATGCTGGCGATGGTAAACCCAAAGTCAGACTTAGTGAAGAAGAATATCAAATAATTTATAATTACAGAGAAAAGACAAAGCCAAAAGAAAAACGCATTCTTGTTATTGGCGATTTACATTCTCCTTTTGATTTAGAAGAATATCACCAACATTGTGTAGATACTTACCACAAATGGAATTGTAACCAAGTAATATTTATTGGTGATGTAATTGACAACCATTACAGCAGTTATCATGAGACAGATGCTGATGGCATGGGTGGATCTGATGAATTAGATTTGGCTATAGATAGATTAAAAAGATATTATAAATCTTTTCCAGAAGCAGATGTAGTTATAGGAAACCATGACAGAATGATTATGCGTAAAGCACAAACTTCTTCAATACCTACTAAATGGATAAAAGCCTATAAAGATGTCTTAGAAGTGCCTAAATGGAATTTCACAGAGAGAGTAGAGTATGATCAGGTCCAGTACATACATGGTGAAGCTGGAACTGCTAGGACTAAATCTAAAGCAGATATGCAAAGCACAGTTCAAGGACATTTACATACACAAGCATACTGTGAATATACAGTAGGAAGAAACTTTAAGATATTTGGCATGCAAGTAGGTTGTGGAATAGATTTTAGCTCTTATGCTATGGCATATGCTAAAGCTGGTAAAAAACCAGCAGTAGGTTGTGGTGTAGTAATTGGTGGTAAAACAGCTATTAATTGCTTAATGGAGTTGTAAAACTGTACACAATAGAGTACACAATTAAAATAAAAAAACCATAACTGTCTATAAATTAGTAAGTTATGGCTTTAGGTGGTGATCGCGCCAGCACTACAACCTTTTTACACCGTTTTACACATCTAAAGTAGATTAAGGTAAAATAACAGGTTAATTTTTACTATCATTGTATCTAGTTTACACTAACAATGTAAAATGAACACATAAAAACTGTACACAATACTGTACACAATGTACTTTTTTCTAAACAAACCACATAACAAAACTTCTGCCATAAGACTAAGGTATTATGTGAAAGCAGAAAAACAAACTTTTGTTTATTCTACTGGTATTTCTATAGATCCTAAAAACTGGAATAAAGAAAATAGAATGCCTAAGGCTAAAGCTGGAGCTGCTGGTTTTGAATTAAAACAAATTACTAATCAGTTAAATAGATATGTAGAAGAATTGCATTTATCTATTAATAATATAGAACTAGAAAAAAAACTTGTAACTAGGGAAGAATTAAAAAAACGATTAAATCAACGTTTTAGACTTGTTTTAGTGCAAAAAACAACACTTTTAGAGCATTTAGACGCATTTATTGAAGAAAAAGAAAAACTATCTAAGAACACTAGAAAAAGCATTGACAAGTACAGAGGGTTAAAAGTTAAATTGTACAACTACCAAAGAGATCTTAAATTAAGCGATGTAAACAAAGAATTTATGGTGGACTTTGTTAGCTATTTAAGGCACGTAAACAAACTAACAGACATCAGTTTAAATAGAAATATAGGGTATTTAAAAACCTTTCTAAAGTGGTGTAGGTATTCAGGTATAAAAATAGATGAAACTTACAATCAAGTAACAGTATCTACTAGAGATGCTGACCACATACACTTAAATAAAAAACAAGTAGAAACTTTAGCAAGTTTAGAACTTAATAAAACCTTAGATAAGTATAGAGATCTGTTTTTAATTGGTGTTTATTCTGGTCAAAGGTTTTCAGACTATACAGTATTTGAAAAAGCAGATGTTGTTAATGGTAGAATTGAAAAGAGAGCAGAGAAAACAGACTACAAAAGTTACATACCTATTTCTAAAAAGCTAAAAGTGTTGCTAGATAAGTGGGAGTGGAGGATGCCAAAAGTAAGCAACCAAAAGTTTAACGACAATATAAAAGAAGTATGTAGAATAGCTGAATTTACAGATAACGTTAAAACAGCTAAATTTTTAGGCAATCAAAAAATAGAAGAAGTAAAACCTTTTTATAAGTGTGTTACTTCACATACAGCAAGACGTACTTTTATAACGTTAGCTAGTGAATCTAATGTTCCAGATCATATTATTATGGGTATCTGTGGTATCAGAGATAGTAAAACTTTAAAGACTTATAAGAAGTTTAATCCAAATGTTTTAGAAAACTATGTAGATACTATATTCTAGACTTCTCTGGTCTTTTTACATTAGACAAAAGATGTTTATAATAATCTTTTTTCCAGTCTTTCATTAATTGTAAAACTTCGTACTTATTATATAGCTCGCTACATTCCATGATAGCTTCAGCTCTTTTTGCTAATTCTAGCTCTCTGTTATCATTCATGTTTACAATATATTAAAAAACTTAAATAACAGATATAATGTTATAAACAATTTACTTTTTTATTAAAATTAAAAAGGTTAATTAACGTAAATCACCTATATAGATGTTTTAATTCATGTCTATACCACCATTTTCTTTTTTTGTTTTTTCTTCAATAGCTTTTACAGTTTCTATAAATGAAATATTTGTTATTTTACCATAAATATTTAAAATATCTTCTTTCATCTCTGTTAATTCTTTTTTCAATTCTTTAAATTCATTTAAAAACCCCCCTAATTCATCTAATAGACCATCTGCTTTAGTAACTAAATCATGTCTTAACATTTTAGGAACTATTAAGGTGTTTAGACTTTCTTCTGTTTGTGTTTTTATTGAGTTTGTAATTTCTTTAAATTGATATTCTAATTCATCTATAACTTGTTTAGCAGTTACAGTTAAATCATCTGATGTTGCATTAGTTTCATTAAACATTTTACCTAAACCAGTAAGTAGCCAGTCTCTATTTACTTCTGGAAATCTATTACAAATTTTATCAAGTGTGTTTTTAGTAAGCTTTGAGTTGTTTTTAATAACACTATAGATTGTAGTTGGTTGTGAAAATCCACAAGTTATAGCAAAAGACCTTGTATTTAAGTTTAGTTCATCGATTAAGTCAACTAACCTTTTAGCATGATTATTCATTTTAGTGTTGGCGTTTAGTACTTGTAATATATATTATATATACTAAAAATTAACATGTTTTATAAATAAACTATAAACAATTTTATATGTAAATTATACATAAAACGTATTTTTTTAGTAAATAATTTGTTATTATTATTATTTTTAGTACATTTGGTTAAAATATATACGAAAAATGTACGATTCTAATATTAAAAACTTATACAACAAAATTACTAATAAAAAAGAATTAATCCTATTAGTAGCCGACCACTTTAATCTTAACCCAAGAAGTATTCAATGTAATTGGTTTTCAGGATTCTATCAAGTTCCAGAGAAGCACCAAGACAAGCTTATTAGGATTATGCAAAATTTCGTGAAGGTCGAACAATCACAATTAATAACTCACTAACATGACAACTGAAATTTTAAAGCAAGCTTTTAAAGAAGCTTACAACGAATTGCAACAAGAAGAAAAGGACAAGACAACAGTTCTTACTGCTCATGAAGCAGCAGACATTCTTAGAATTAACTACAGAACATTACTAAACAGAATCCATAGTGGTAAATATGAATTTACTGCTGATGGCTACCAATATAAAATCACCCTAAACCAACTAAAAAAATATCTATGAACAGAGATAAACTAAACACCTTGTACAAGAAGTATGACTTAGAGAAAGATGACTTCTTTAAGCATCAACACTACACAATTATAACAAGAGCTGGTATTGAAAAAATACAAGCAATAGAAGGCATAGCTATAAACTATGAAGTTGTTAAATGTGAACCACACTTTGCAGTATTTAAAGCAAAAGCAAGTGGCAAAGAACACACCTTAGAAACTTTTGGTTCTGCACTAAAAGGAGAAGGTTACAAAGATGGAAACACTAACACATGGTATGTAGCAGAAATGGCAGAAAAAAGAGCTATGAGCAGAGCAGTTTTAAAAATGACTGGTTTCTATGAACTGGGAGTTTTTGGAGAAGATGAATCAGAAACTTTTAAAAGAAATTAATCATGGAAGATAAATTAAGCAGATGGCTAAAAGAATTAGATCAATTATCTAATAAGAAAACAGAGATAGATAAAAAAATGAAATCTCAAGGAATAGAATCACTAACCGAAATTAAAGATCAAGAATATGGGATATAGTAAAAAAACTTTTGGAGAGTTTCAAGACAGAGACTTAGAACAGCACAGAGAAAATCAATACAACGGATATATGGCAGACTTAGATGAAGTACCAACAACATGGTTAGCTAAAAGAGAAATGGATGAATGGCAGCTAACTATTGAACAACATGAGAACATTGTTTGTGAATTAGTTGACAAAGCAGAAGAAGGTTCAGAGCTAGAAAGCTTTTGCACACTTAAAGAATTAAGAAAAATTCTTGACGAAGCTATAAAACAAATAGAACCTCTAGCAATTGACAAATGCGAGCTTCATTCTCCTAACAACACACCATTTACTAATAATGGTTTTGAAATCCAGAAAAGAAATGGCGGAAGATCTATAGACTTTTCAAATGTACCTGAAGTAGCTGTAAAAGAAACAGAACTTAAAACACTTAAAGAATCACTAAAGCATGCTTTTGAAGGACTAGAAAAAGGTGCAACAATGCTTTCTGGTGATCAGATGGTTTTAAGTGATGGAGAGCTAGTTAATAAACCTAGCTGGAAATATAGAAAAGATTCAATTACAGTAAAAAAATTATAAACCATAGGGGAGCAGATGACCAAGCAACTAAGCTCCCTTTTAAATTTTAAATATGGAAACACAAACACCACATGAACTTCTTAATGCAGAGTTAAAAATGCGTAAAGACAATGAATTAAAATCAATTATTTCAGTAGTTAATAGAGTTACTGGGCAAGATATTACATCAAAGTCCAGAGTTAGACCAGTAGCAGATGCAGTTAAAATTTATTCTGCACTAGCTAGAAAATTTACTCCATACACATTTGAGCAAATAGGAGAATCAATTAACCGAAATTATGCAACTATTCTACATGCACATAAATGCTATGATGATTTATTTAAAACAGACATAGAGTTTAGAGACTTTGCTAAGTCTTGTATAGAAACTATACACAATGCTAATAGTGTTGAAGATACTCCAAGAGATAAAGAAGTAGATACCATAAAAGGATTACTTGAAATATGCACTACTGAAGAATTAAAGAAAATCAAAAGAAACATTTACAAAAACTACGTTCCAAGTGGCAGCTAATAAAAAATCATTTGTTCTATATACAGACATTATTGAGACTGTCAAGCAGTTAGATAATGAAAAAGCTGGTGAGTTGTTTAAGCATATTTTAAGCTATGTAAATGACGAAAATCCAACAACAGATGATGTTATAATTAATCTAGTGTTTACTCCTATTAAACTGTCTTTAAAAAGAGATTTAAAGAGGTATGAACATAGAGCAGAAAGAAGTAGAGAAAATGGCAAAAAAGGTGGTAGACCAAAAACCCAGAAAACCCAGCAGGTTTTTTTAAAACCCAGAAAACCTGATAGTGATAGTGTAAGTGTAAGTGATAGTGTTAATGTAAAGAAAGATATATATATACCCACACTTAAAGAATTTTTAGATCATGGGTTTACTAAACTAGCTTATCAAAATAAGGATGCTCAATATTATGAGCATGCACTTACATCAAAGTACAATACTTGGAAAGAAGATAAATGGAAAACTGCACATGGTAAAAAAATAAAAAATTGGAAGAATGTACTAAACAACACACTTCCATATTTAAAACCAATCTATCCAGATAAAAAACAAATTCCTTTTACACCAGCGAAAAATTATAAAGCACCAGCACCAGAACCTAGAAAAAAGGTTGCTGTTACTATTGACGATTTAGCATTTGGCAAGCTAGCAGAACAGAAAAAGGAGTGGGAGAAAAAAATTAAAGAAGCAGATAACAAACAAAGCAAAAGAGTAAGTAGAGCTGAAACTCTGAGACAAGCTCATAATTCATAAATAAATAAAATGAAAAATTCAAACACCTATTTCAATACTACAAATCAAGATATTGATTATGTAAACAAAAGAAAAGCTAAAAACAGAACACAAGAATCTTTAGTGTATGATTTATTCAAAAACCATACTACACTAACAGCATCTGAAGTTCTGCACAAGTTTCCAAAGAGAGTACCTATAACAAGTTTAAGGAGAGCAATGAGCAACCTACAGCAAGAAGAAAAGCTAGTTAAAACCACAGACACTAAGACAGGTATTTATGGCGCACCTGAACACTATTATACAATTAGATGCTAAAAAAAGAATGGCATTGGATGTCAGATTATAAACCCAATAACGCTAAAACAATGAACGTAGTACAAATAAAATTAATGGAGTTTGAAGACTTACTAGATAGTGTCTACAGACTAGAGAAAAGATTAGATAAAATAGATGAAAAACTAAGTGGTAGGAGCATTGAATATGTCCCATTAAATCAAGCTCTCAAGACCTTAGGAATCAGTAGAAAAACGTCTGACAACTGGCACAAACAAAAAATACTATCTAAGAAGTATATAGGAGCAAAAGTCTTTTATTCTACTAATGATATTAAAAAAATTTTAGAGTCTTAATAATAAATAAACAAATAACAATGAGATCAATTACTGGTACTGTCAAGAAAATACTTGACTTAGAAAAAAAAGGAGAAAAAGGTTTTCTCGTACAAGATGTTGTAATTACAACAGAACAAAAAGTAAACCCTGATGTTAAACTAACATTTAAAGGAGACAACACAGACTTTGTAGAAAAACTACAAGAAGGATATGTTTTTGAATTTATGATTAACCTCTACTGCAATGAGTGGAAAGGGAAGTACTACAACAATTTAGATTGCTGGGGTATAAAACAACTTAACCCAGAAGCACCTAAGAAAGAAGAAGCCAAAGGATTTGTTCCTGTAGGAGATGAACAATCTGATTTACCATTTTAATGGATTCAATTACAATAAGCTTTATCATATCCCATGTATTAGCAATAGTGCTTGGGATATGCATTGTTAGGATATGGCAGATAATGATAGAATGACAAATTGTTGATACTTTTTAAATAATTATAGTTTCTATTTAAAATTAATTACATAAAATTGTTCTGCTTGGTCATCGTAAATAGCGATGGCATACTCAAAACAATATCAAAATAGGGGAAACAAATACAAAGCTATTAAGCAGAAGTTTAATGGCAGAACCTATCATTCTAAAAAAGAAGCTGCTTATGCGGCACAGCTAGAACTAAGAAAACTAGCTGGTGAAATCAAACACATCAAACCACAACACAGACTACAGCTCTATGTAGAAGGCAAACTAATATGCAATTACTACATAGACTTCAAAGTAACAAACTTTGACAACACCACTGAACTAATAGAAGTCAAGGGATTTGAAACAGATCTCTGGCGATTAAAATGGAAGCTAACAGAATCTCTTTTGTATGCTGGTAAAATAGAAGGTGAACACCCTGACACCACAAGTTTAATATTAGTAAAATGAGTGATGACGAAATATTAAATAGATTATATAGAAAGCATACTTCATGGGTTTTAATGGCAGAAAGAATGATGCCTTTGTACTATTCAATGACTGCTGAAGATGTAGTTCAAGAAGTTTATTTAAAAATTTATCAAGAATTAGGGAGCAAAAAGCTAAAATCTACGACTATAATAATAGACGGACAGCCAAACTATGCAATAGTATACTTACGAATTAGAAATATTATTGCTGATATGATGCGTTCTGAGAAGTCTAGCACACCACTAACCACAGACATAGAAGATAAAGAAGTAGAAAGTGCAGCAGAGTTTTATGAAAAGATTGATGGTGTTATTGAAAATTTTCAATGGTTTCACAAGAAGCTTTTTAAGCTTTATAGCAAAGAGTTTAGATCTATTAGGAAACTATCTAACGCCACGAAGATAAGTTATAAGACAGTATTTAAAACGGTTAAAGAATGCAAAGAAGAAATAAGAAAACAAATTAAAAATGAAAACTGAATATTTGATTGAGAAAATAGGTAAAGATGTTGTTGACTTATTGCTAGAGAAGAATGCAGCTTATGGAGATACAGCAACAAACCCAGCTAATGTATTTAGTAATCTAAATTCTATTGAAGCAATTAAAGTGAGAATAGATGATAAACTATCAAGAATTAAAAATAAAGGTATAAACGATAAAACAGAAGATACATTAACTGATTTAATAGGGTATCTAATACTGTTAAAAATAGCATATTTTAAAAATGAAAAGTAAAGGTTTAGGAGATACTATAGATAAAATTACTACAGCTACAGGAATTAAAAAAGTAGTTAAATGGATAGCTGGAGAAGATTGCGGATGTGAAGAACGTAGAGCTAAACTAAATTCTTTGTTTCCTTACACCACAAAACAAAACTGCTTAGTAGAAGAAGAATACAATTGGCTTCATAATTATATGTCAACACATAGACAAGTTATAAGCAGAGACGAACAACACAAAATGCTAGAAATATACAACAGAGTATTTGAAGCAAACAAACAATCTTCCTCTTGTGGCTCATGCGTAAAAGAATTATACAACACATTAAACAAATTATATAAAGCATATGAACAGGAAAGTTAGAGAACAACCCAAAGCCAAACTACTAGCATACCTAACTAAACACAAACAAGAATTAAGTAAAATATTTAAAGAAAAAGAGAAGCATGAGTACAGCAGATGATATTGTAAATCAAATATATTTTATACACAGCATGACACCTAACAACCAAGAATTTGGGGATAAGATTAGACAAGTCATTATGGAAGCAAAGAAAGAACCACAAAGAAGTTGTGATATAGATGACGAAGAATGTATTAGCTGTGGCTCTTGAAACAAATCAAAGTAATATCAAAAGTTGTTAATGGCAAACTAATTAGAAATAGAGCTAAAGTCAAACAAGCTGTACAAAACTTTGAAGGAAAAGAAATTGAAATAATAGTGAAAAGGAAAACAAACCATAGAAGCAACCAACAGAACGCTTATTACTTTGGTGTTGTTATTCCTATGACTATACAAGCTGTTGAAAATGAATGGGGGGAAATATGGGACGTAGAGAAAGCTCACAATCTGTATAAGTCTTTATTCTTATATGAAGAAAAGATAAATCCAGAAACAAGTGAAGTTATCAAAGTCCCTACTTCATCAACAGAAAACACAACCACTAAACAGGAAGTATTTCATAAACAATGCAGAGACTTTTTAAAAGAATGGTTCAATGTAGATGTACCACTTCCTAATGAAGAAATAATTTTTGATTAATCAAGTTTTTTCAAGATGAGCAAACATGGAGGTAAAAGAGAAGGTTCTGGTAGAAAGGCAAAAGCTGATGAGTTAGAGTTAATAGAAAAACTAACTCCTTTACATGATTTGGCAATGGATGCACTTAAAAAAGGTTTAGAGAATGGGCAATACCAATTTGTGCAATTATACATGAGCTACTACTACGGAAAACCAAAAGAAACAAAAGACATAACAGTAAACCGAGACTTGCCTTTGTTTATAGATTAGATGATACCAGAAAGAACAACAGCAGTAAAAAGGTTAAGAAAGCTTAATCAAAGAACTAAGATTGTTAGAGGGGGATCAAGTGCTGGTAAGACAATAGCAATACTTTGTATTCTAATAGACTATGCTTTAAGACACAAGAACAAAGAAATAAGTATAGTTAGTGAATCTATCCCACATTTACGTAGAGGTGCTTTAAAAGACTTCTTAGGTATTATGAAAGGTCTGAATAGGTACAGAGAAAAAGAATTTAATAGAAGTACTTTAAAATACGAATTTTGGACAGGTTCATATATAGAGTTTTTTTCTACTGACCAACCAGACAAACTACGAGGAGCTAGAAGAACTGATCTTTATATTAATGAGTGTAACAATGTACCATTTAGCAGCTATCAAGAATTAAGCATAAGAACATCTGAAAACATTTGGCTAGATTACAACCCAACATCTTTATTCTGGGTAGACAAAGAATTAATAGGGCAATCTGATACAGACTTTATCACACTTACTTACAAAGACAATGAATCACTTCCAGAATCAATAGTTAACGAATTAGAGAAAGCAAGAGTAAAAGCAAAGACTTCTAGCTATTGGAAGAATTGGTGCAGAGTTTATTTAGATGGTGAAGTAGGAAGTTTAGAAGGTGCTTGCATTCCAGACTGGAAAGAGATTGACATAATACCTGAAGAAGCTAGATTGCTTTGTGCTGGTTTAGACTTTGGTTATTCTGTAGACAGCTCTGCCATGTGCTTGCTATACAAATACAACGACAGCTACATATTTGATGAAGTGCTTTACAAAACAGGTATGTTAAATAGAGACATATCCAACTTTATAAAGAACAATAATATTGACTGTTACATTTATGCAGATTCAGCAGAGCCTAAATCAATAGCAGAAATAAGATTAAGTGGATTAGATGTTTATCCAGTAACTAAAGGCAGAGATTCTATTGTGTATGGTATTAACCTAATAAATCAGAATGAAGTATTTGTAACATCAAGAAGCAAAAACTTAAAGAAAGAATTAGAGGGCTATATATGGATGAAAGACAAACAAGGCAATAGTTTACAGAAGCCAAATCCTATGACTGGAGATCATGCAATAGATGCTGCTAGGTATGCAATGATGATGGAATTAGAAAATCCTAATAGGGGGACTTATCATTTATATTAAAAACGTGGATATCATTTTAACCTTTTTAACGACTTAATAATATGAAGCTAACATTAAATATCCCTGAATCACTAAGTGAAGTTACTTTAGATCAATACCAAAAATGGTTAAAAGTTGCAGAAGGTAAAGATTTAGACAACTTCCTACAGCAGAAGATGATAGAAATATTCTGTGGTGTAACACTAAAACAAGTAATGCTGATAAAAGCAAAAGATATTGAATCAATAGTGGCTCAAATATCAAAGCTATTTGATCAAAAGAATAGTAAGTTCATTGACAGATTTAAGTACCAAGAAAAAGATTTTGGTTTTATACCAAAGCTAGATGACATGACATTTGGCGAATATGTTGATTTAGATAATTACTTAGCAGATTGGCAGCTAATGCACAAAGCAATGAGTGTTTTATTTAGACCAATAACTTTTAAAAAGAAGAATCAATATTTAATAGAAGATTATGAAACTGCTGACAAGTACAACATGAAGCAAATGACTTTAGATGTAGTATTTGGATCACTTGTTTTTTTTTGGAATTTAAGAAACGAATTGCAGAAACATATCCTGAACTATTTGGCGAATCAAACAGAAGTGCCGATCTCTCAAGAACTGCGGGATTCTCTCAGAAATGGGGCTGGTATCAATCTATCTATGGACTGGCAAACGGAAACATTCTCCACTTTAATGAAATAACTAAACAGAAATTACATAAGTGTTTAATGCACTTAGCATTTGAAAAAGACAAATACGAGCTAGAGCAACACATACTGAAAAGTAAAACTAAATGACAAAAGAAGAAATACTAGATATAATAGTAGATGAAAACAATATAGATGAATTAAAATTTGTCTTGTTAGCTGATGGCTTTGAAGAAGCTTTTGTAGGTGTTACAGTAACAACTCCTAAAAAGGTGATTTATGATTATTGGAAGTGTTTAGACTGTATTATTAAAAAAGAAGGTATTGGCTTTGATGATGCTTTAGATTTCTTGGAAGAATTTGTAGAAGAAGATTTAGGACTTAACACTCCAATTTATATAAAGAAAATATGAAAAGTTTTTATAACGTAATAGACAGCATCAAAACAGCAGTAAATGCAGAACCATTTAACAATAATGTAAGTTTTGGTGATATATCAGAAATTGATTTAAGTAAGCAAAGCATATTTCCATTAGCTCATATAATGGTAAATAATATGACTGTAGAACAGCAGTATGTTTCATTTAATGTAACACTATTTTTAATGGATCTAGTAGATGTAAGCAAAGAACCAGATGCTAGTTTATTTCTAGGAAATGACAATACACAGGACGTGTTAAATACGCAAGCAGCTCTTGCTACTAGAGTTATAAGAGTATTGCAAAAAAGCAATCTATACAAACAAGACTTTGAGATATTAGGAACTGCAAGTTGTGAACCTTTCCATGATAGGTTTGATAATAATCTTTGTGGCTGGGCAGTAACCTTTAATATTAATGCTAAAGATGAAATGACCTACTGCTAATGAGTGAATTTAAAAATGCTATAGAAGCTTATGCTAAACACGTAGTTAAAGAAGCTAGAAATAACTTGGCTAAAATGGGCAAAGCTGGTGGTCAACTAGACAGGAGTATAGACTATGAAGTAAAGCAAAATAGAACTTCTGGTGGTCAATTTGCTACTGGTTACAATGCAGAGTTTTTTATGGAAGATTACGGAATCTACCAAGACTTGGGTGTGAAAGGAATTGGTGGCAAAAGAAAAACTGGCAAAAACAAAGACAAACCATTTGAAAACAAAGGTAGAGGTGGAGAGTTTCAATTTAGAAAAGGAGTACCAAATAGAGCAATGATTAAAAGTTTAAAAAGTTGGATTACTAGAAAAGGATTAAAAGGTAGAGATGAAAAAACTGGAAGATTTATTACTAACCAAAGTTTGTCTTTTATAATTGCTAAAAGTGTGTTCCATACAGGAATAAAAAGAAGCTTGTTTTTCACAAAACCTTTTGAAGCTGGTATTAAGAAATACGAGAATGATATAGCTAGTGGCTATGGAGATGATATTTTAAATCAATTATAATGAGTACAATAATAAGAACACGATCACCTTTTTTCATAAGGACACCATTAGTAACAGGAAGTGATTTAACTAACCTTAGTTACTTTCAAATTAACATTACTGTTAAAGGTGGTGTTTTAGGTGTTGCTGGTTGTCCAACAAATTTAGGCACATACAGTTTACAGAAAAAACCATTAGGAACAGAAGGTTCTGTAACTATAGAAATAAGCGAATTGGTAAATGATTTTATAGAACAAAAGTTTATTAATAACACCCCTTTAAATGGATATAATACTTCAGCAGATACACAATCAGTTTGGGTTACTGTTGTTACTTCAGCACGAGAAAGTGATGGCACATTAATAGGTAGTGCAACAACTACAAACTATTTAGCTCAAGAGGGTTACAATGATTTTAAAGATGGAGTTAATTACACGACTGAGCCAATAGCAATGATTAGTGGTTCATATATTGAGTATAATAAAGGAGATTATATTTATTTGCCTGTAAATGCTGAAAGGGTAAACAACGTTTATTTTAAAAATAATGGTTCTACTATTTCAACTTATGGTGTTTCAGATAATGGAGATGCAAACCAAAAAATAGATTATGCTTATTACTTAACTACATCACAAGAAATAGATGAAATACAAATTCAGTATGATGGAGACCCTACAACATCTATAACAGTAAAAGAAATTGAAGAATGTAAATATCCAGTTCACAAAATTGTTTTTTTAAATAGATGGGGAGCTTTTCAAGATTTGTACTTTTTTAAAAAGTCTACAGAAAGTTTAGAAAGCAGAAGCGAAAATTTTAATAGAAGCATATTTGAAGCAAGGCAAGTTACCTTTTTAGAAAGAGAAGGCGAATGTGAAGAAAATTATAATTACAATGTTTATAGCACAACAGCACACGCAAAGAAAACTTTTAATGCTAATGCTACAGAGTCAATTAGCTTAAATACTGGTTTTGTCCCTGAATCAATGAATCCATATTTTGAAGAATTAATGGTTAGTGAACATATATGGCTTGTAGATTCTGCTGATGTTGTTTATCCAGTCAATTTAAAAGACAGTTCATTTACTTATAAAACTGGTTTAAATGACAAGCTAATAAACTATACAATGAACTTTGAAAAAGCATTTGATTTAGTTAATAACATTAGATAATGCAAAAGGTAATTCTATACATACAGCCGCAGTTAAGAAACACAACTACAACACAGGATTTTGTTAGAGTTGATTTAATGGAAGAAGAACTTATTTCATTAACTCAAGTTATTCAAGATGTAAGTGATATAGATAAACTGTTTACTGATTATTCAAGAACTTTTAATTTACCAGCAAGCAAAACAAACAACAAGATTTTTAAGCATTGGTATAACCCAGATATAGAAGGTTTTGATGCTAATGTGTTTTGTGAATCAAGAATTGAATTAAACCACTTACATTTTAGGTTTGGTAAAATACAATTGAATGAGGTTATCATGAAGTTCGGAGAGCCATCAATGTATAAGGTAACATTTTTTGGTAATACAGTATCTTTTAAAGATAAAATTAATGATGACCAGCTTAGTGATTTAGTTTGGTTAAATAATTTTAATCATGATGCAGATGCTGACTATATTAAAGCTGCTTTAGAATTTGGAAAAGATGTTACTGTTGATAGTGTAAGTTATACTGATGCAATTATATACCCGTTAATA